TTGACTTGTTTCTCCTGCATATCATCCATCATTTTGAGCAACAACTCAAAACCCTGAATACTTGGTGTAAATCGGCTACTATCCGCAATTCCACTCAGCTGCATCATACGTTCCAGCAGTTTGGTGCTGCCAACGTAAACAGACAGCATGTGGTCGTAAGCTGCTGGTGCCTGCTGCTTAATTTGCTCTCCCTGGGGACCAAACAGTTGCATAGCCAGTGGGGTGCTTTGCTGGGCCCACATCGAATACATCTGAACAACAGCCTGTATTGCCTGTAACTGTGCGCCCTGCTGAGCATCGGCGTCACCAGTCTTAACATAAAACGCGAATCGGGCTGGTATTTCATCGACTGCCGTATTTAATATGCCGGCCAGCTGAATCTGCTCATCCTCGGTTAAGCGCTCAAGCTGTCGCTCGCGTTCCAGCACCTTATCTGCATTGGCAATCAGCTGATACAGAATCAGCATACCGATACGATTAAAGCCACGACTCATGCCGTCAGCGATAACGCCAAACAATCCTTTGGAAGCGTTCATGCGCATTTGCTGCCCGCGGAATGTATCGCGTTGGCCAAGCGTCGGGTCGGCGAATCCGCGGGAAACCTCAGACAATCCAGTGGCCTGGGCTGCAGTCTGCCATATATTTTGGATTTCGCTTAAGCTACTTGGATAAACTTCACCGAGTTGAAGCGGCACAATTTCCCCGGGGTTATCAGTAGTCCAGATTTTACCCGGGAACAATTCTTCACCATTGGCAGTAACACAGCTACGTTTCATGGCAAACATGCGCATGTTGGCAATCTTCATGTTGTCATTGCGGGTATTGTGCAGACCCTCAAGCTCATCCTGCAAAGGTTCACATATCTGCCCGGTACCGCGGCCTGATTTTTCGTGGGGCTTTTCCTGGAAGAACAGGAACTCAAACGGACGCTCGCCCAGGGTATTGTATTCTTTACGCAATATGGTGCCTGTCTGCCGGTCAATAGTCCAGATATGGTCCTCAACATAACCGTCGCCGTCAGCGTCATGGTAGAAATAGAACTCAATCAGCTCATAGACTTTCTTGCGTTCAGCGCCGTTACGCCCATTTTGTATGTCAGAAGCCATTTGCTCTGGCGTTGACCCCGACTTATCGTTGTTGATAACGTCGTCAACATTTTCATAAATGCCGTCAGCCTGTCGAGCCAACAATACATGCTCAGGTAGCCGGAATAGGTGGCCAATCCACGGCATGTCAGCAATATTATTCCATTCTTTTGGATAATAAATATCTTCCTGGGGAATCGGAATAAGCTCGGGCCCATTGTGGGTTGTCACCGTTACCACAGAATCACTGCGGTTAAAGTCATCATTGGCGCCCGACTCCTGGCGGAATCGATGTTGCAGCACCGTATACGGAACCTTAACTACACAACGTCCCATAATTCCAGTTTCATTGCCGATTGTCCGAAGCTTTGAAACAATGTCAAGGTCGTGTGGACTTTTGCACAGCATGTCCAGGTATTTAGTTAAGAAGTTAGCTGTGTCGAAAGCCTCATCCGATTTTTTAAGACTCTTAACGTTCCAGAAAGGCTCAGTTGAGAAATAATTAATCAGGTTAGCCGCAATGCCATTACCGTGAATCTGAGCCAGCGGGGGGCAAACGTTAGATGAGTTTTGTAGTGGACTGTTGCGACTGCGCGGCGAAGGCACAGCATCCATTTGCTTGCGATACTTTATCCATTTCTTGCGCAGAATCTGCTCATCGCGCTCAACGTCCAGTACATTCTGAACCAGGTTGTTGGCAATGGTCGGCAACTCCGACAATAAGAAGCCAAAGCGGTCGCGCTGGGCTTCCTGGGGCTGCAAGTCCTGTTCAATCTCAATGTCTATTTCCTCGATGTCCGGCATAATTTCCTTAGCCATCATGTTCTCCCTTAGTAACCAAACAGGTTATCATCCTGCTCAGCCTGGTTATAAATGCGACGCTCATATCGTCTAACTTTGTTGTCCGCATCTTCCGGCGGCTCAAGCCACGATAAAGCCTTTTCGGATTCGTCCAGTACGTCGAGCTTACCGTCGGGAAACGATAGGCGTTCCTCGGTGAACTCAGCGCTGGCACCCTCCGACAAATATACCATTCCTTGATATAAATATGTAGATAATGTGCTTCTGATGCGGATTACCTTATCAGATTTACCGTTTAGCACTACCGTATTAAGGTATGTTCCGCGGCGCTCCTGCTCCTGTTCCAGCAGCTGAACGATGCCAAGCTGCATGGCATTACCTTCCACCAGCGTGGCCTGAATGAATCCTCGATATTCTGACCACATATCGAACAAGTGATTGAACACGTCAGGCAATGAAAAGTATCCGACACGTTGGTTTATACGATAGTAGCGGCGCTTAGCGTCGACTGCCCACAGGCCAATGCTGGTTCTGCAGGTATTGACTGACTTTCGCTTGTCACTGCCGGCCCAATCGACCGATATTGCCACATTGCACTGCGATAAATGCAGCGGTTGCTCGGGATTATCGGCGTTTATGGCGTCGTCCGGGCGTTCGATGATGTAGTCTGTTTTCTGGCGGTCGGTCGGCGTCACGCGGCAGCGCTTCGTCGGCAACTTCGCCAGTTCATTGGTGACTGAAATGTCAACATTGTTGGCGTATTGGTAGGCGGCGACCAGCGGTTTAGTCTTTAATAGGTGTTCGTACGAGTCGACGGACATGATTTCGGGGTTGGTGGCCACACCATTCTCGACAACATGCCGGTAATAGATTACCCAGCGATTTTTGGGGTCAGTTTTAATGCTTACACCATTCGGATAGCCCAGGACCAGCTTGCAGTCGTCCCACATTTGCTGATAAACGTCGCCGCGGCCATAACGTGTGGCGGCTCCTAACACTCGGCTGGTTTCTGGACTGATAAGCAGGGCTATCATGTTGGTATCGAGCCAGCTTGCAACGCCTTTCATGCGCTGGTTGGGGGTGAAATTGTCGTCAACCTCATCTAAGCCGATAAGGTCGTCAAGATTTAACAGGTCGTGGTGGTCGCCTTCGCTGGCACCACTGGCACCGCCCGCTTTAATGGTCGGTTCCTTATAGAACTTGGTGGCATGGGGCACAACAAGCTCATTGTCATTCCATCGCCGGGCGGCGTTACCTGGTACCATCTCAGGATACAGCACTGCAAACAATGGATTGCTGTCGAATATGCGCTGCGCGGTGCGCTTGAAGCCGTGGGCACGGTCGACAACGCTGTTGATGATGCGGATACGAATGTCACCGTCGCGGACAGCTTCCCAGGCGGAGCCACCAATGGTCATGATAGTTGTTTTACAGAACCCGCGGGGGAGAAATGCCATCGCGTGAGCGCCGGGCTGCATACAATATTCACTTTGGCGGAAGTTGCACAGCTCTAAGTGTACTCCTTCGTTAAGCGCATTAAATGGACCGGCTACTCCGGCAATGAACTTGAGAAAAAACCACAGATTAACGAGTCCTGCCTGGCGCAAATAGGTCACTATTTCGTCGTTTCGCGTGGGGTGGCCGCCAAGTTGGTCATCGATAAGCTGCTCTATGATGCGGCTGGCATCATTAAAGTTAGCGAATAGCGGTGCCTTTGGGTGCGGCAGGACTTGAAAGTTCATCCGGTTATCTCTGAATCATCACCGATAGCAGCTTGTTCTGGTTCAGGCTCTATGGTGTCTGGTAGTTCTGGCATGACGATTTCACCACTTTTAGAAGTGAACTGCACGACAACTTCTGGCGGCGGGGCCAAGTCTTTGATGTTGATGCTGAATATCATTTGAAGAACCTACCTAATTCACTGGCTTTGGCCTTGGCCTGGACAGCCACTGGAGTATTTGGTATTGCATATTCGGGAATCTCCAAAATGGGGCCTACTGTTTCTGGCTTCGCCAAAGGGGGGAAGTCGGGGGAAGGGTCTGTGGGGGCCACGAGAACCGGAGCCGCTTGGTAGTCAGCCATAGAAGAAGACAACTCGGCAGCGTCAACACGACGGCCGGCGAGCATGGCAAGGGCTGCTATGGCACTGGCTACCATCTGGACCGGTAGTGCATTTTCTTTGGCTTCGGCGGGCTTCCCAAGGCCATTAGCTTCTAAAATCATCTTGGCCGCGGCCTGCCTAACTTTTCCATCACGGTCTGACAGGTTATCTTCCAGGGTTTGCACAGCCGCGGGGACGAGGTTCTTTAGATTTGATTCGGGGTCGAGCTTGTGGTTATACATTGGTTTTACCTAATAGGTGCTGGTAAGCAAGAATGTTCCAGGCTGCGGCGGTGAGGTGCGGCAATTTAGAGTCGTTGTCAATGGTTTCGCCTGACAGGTGCTGCATTAGGTGGCGCATGGCCGCACTTAAGTAAGCGTCAGGCTTAGTGGATTTCTGCCAGCCATGCGGCGAGTATTTAGCAGCCCCAAACTCAGTGAGCTGGGCCAATAGGTCAAGCTCGGGGGCGAAGCCTTGCAACAGATTAAACCAGTCGGTCTTGCCTTTGTTATATTTGCAGGAGTCAGCACAATATAGGTTGGGGTCTGGTTTAGACGTTGGTTCAGGCAAGGTCATCCGCCTTGGTGCAGCTAACGTGTTCGTCGAGGCGACGCTCAATTAAGAGGAGCTTAACGTTTAGGTCCTGGATTATTTCCAGGAGATGATTAAGGGTTTCTAATAGTTGGTCTTGTTGCATATAGATAGTATAGTGCGTTGGGGCTGATATGTCAATCAGAAAGGTATTGTCACTAATGTATAAAAAAATATAAAAAATTTTTTGGATTACTATCTATATATAGTACGCGCGCAATCCCATTTAACGTCCTGAAAACGGTAGTCGCACATAGGCGACTAACTTTTTATTTTCCAGACTGGCAGACCGCTTAAAGGTTAGTTGCTTTGGGACTTGCCTTGGCTGACGTTAGTTGCAAATTAGACATTCTGGACTAATGCACCTATCGTATACATAACGTATGCCTAACGTTGGAGTTATTAAAAAATCAGTTTGGACATATTGTGAACCATAGGTGACAGAATCTCCACTATTACATGGGTTTTTGCGACCATTCAGTGACATAATGCAACAATCGCGCCACGGTGAAAACACAATGATGCACTGGTGGCGCACATTACCGTATGACATGGCACTGAATTATACACTGTAAAGAGTTATATATTATTATTATATATATTATATATATATATATATATTGGTAGTACAAGGGAATTTAATAAATCAAAAAGCTCTAAAGTATCCAAACTCAACTTTTCAAGTTTAGCGCCAATCAAAAGCGAACAGGCAGTCAACTTGTGAATTTGCCATTTTCACCCCAAAAAAACAGCCTTAACTCTATACCCTACAATATTCAGTGCCATTTATATCATTAATGTGCGACCCCAGTGAATCAACGCTAATCCGCCGTGCATCGCCATAACTACTTATGCCACAAGCATTTACAAATTACTTAAAAATATTTTTGCAATTTCTTAAAATAAAACTTGACACTAAATTATTTTCGTTGTAAGATTTGAAAGTAAACAAAAAACAGTTTACAACATTTTAACGAGCGGATTGACAGCAGCTAACTATTAGCACTGACGATAAGCAAAGGAAAAAAATCATGAGTAAAGCAAAAGACAATCTGAAACAGCAAGTAATTAAGTACTTGCAAAGCGCCGACATCGCTGACGTAACACTGGCAACTTATGCCATGCACGAGCATAACGGTGCCATGTCATGCATGGCAACAGCCAACGGAGTAGAACAGGTCTCACTGTTCGTACCAGTGGAATTAGACCGCGTTGACGAATCAGTGGTAAGTAACTTGATTAATCAACAGTTACACTTGCTGAATGTTCTGGCAGTATCTGAAACTGCAAAAGTTCAAGCCATCACGTTTGACGTTGAAAATGATAAGACTGAACCAGTCCTAACCATTGACCTTAACGTCAACGGCAAGCCGGCTTACAGCTTGCATAAGACTGACTCAGCCCCAATTCAAGTGCCGACACTGGTTAAGCCAGTGCATGAAATAAAAGCTATACACATTCAAGGCAGACTATGGCACGATAAACTATACGGCAACACCTACCACTCAACCAGCTCAACTATATACGGCAATCAAAATCAGATTATTGATACGCTATCAACCAGCTATGAGTATGGTTATGGCAATCAATACATATTTACAGCCCTTAAAGCATTAGCAGAATCTGGATTGATTCCACCGGTAGCCAGTAGTCTTGAAAGCTGGTACGAATATCAAAACCGTACCGGTATACTGGTAATTACATCATGTGTGTATGGATTAAAAAAAGATATGTATAAGGCGGGCAAATAAAATGATAACCATTATCGAACACAACAACGACAACAAAACAGTAGACCTGTTTATCAAGCCAAGTAAGCCAGCACTATGCTGGCACAATGGTAACTTATGCGAAAAGCTAACTTTCAGCGTCACCGACTTGCTGGCAATCGCTGCTAAACTTGGCGCGGTTCAACCAGCTGAGCCAGCTATAGCAAGCCAAGAGCCTGCTATACCTGTTGCAAGCTCAGTTCCAGCTAAGCAGGCAAGCCGTAATGTCAAGCCAGCCAAGCCAGCCAAGCCAGCCAAGCCAGCCAAGCCAGCCAAGCCAGCCAAGTATAACACCGGCTGGATTGAGCCAAAAAAAGATAGAGTGCTTCCCTTTGGTGACAAAGGATTTAGACAGCATCTTAATGACATGGAAAATAAATATACAGCACCGGTGGTTAAGCTGTCGTGGGATGAAGCTAAGGAAATGGCACTGGTACAATATCGTGAGAACGGTAGGTGCGAGCAAGTACCCCGCGCCAACTAACTAACGATTAAAGCTACATGGTAGCTAATAAATAATAAGAGGTGAATAAAATGGTAAGTGATTTTAATGCATGTTTGGTGTGCGGGCTGGCCGGCTGGAAGTATGATGACAAAATGTATGTTATCAATCGGCATTATGTGAACGGTAGAATGGTAGTAACATCTGTGGCGGTTGATATTAGTCAAATAACGGAAATGCCTAACGTTATGACTGGCGATACAGTGCGCGTGACAGGGCGCCTTATGATTGCCGACGGCAACATGATAGTTATGGCCGATATGGTACAGATAACGCTGCCCAATGCTGAGCCTGAGCCAGCTGATGATGTAGAGGACGCTGATGAGCGCTGAAATAGTGGTAAGGGCTGTCTGTAAGACTGCGGACGGCCTGAGCTTCTGGCTTTATCTGCCTGACTTGCCAGCGCCCGCCGGTATGTCAGCTGTATGGTCGGTAACTGGTAAGCATGAACTTAAGACAGAGTTGTTAGTATTAAAACGGAGCAATTCAATTAATCCTAATTCAACTATTGCGCTGAGCCTGGCCGACCGGTATCAGACTGAGTATGGAATAAAGGTGACGCTGTTGCAGCGTGGCACTAAAAAATCAATATATGGCAAGAGGATAAAAAAATGAATGACATAATGGTTAAGAAGTTAAAAGAGAATGAAAAAATAGACAAGCGGTTTTCACAACTGTCGCTTAATAGCAATCACCGGAAAAAATTGCTGATTAATAGCGTGGTAATTATCAACCGCGATACCGGAAAAGAATTGGCTACATTGCGAGTATATTATGCCGGCCAGTATAAGACTACGGCCTGTTTGTGGGTAAATTGCGGTTCAATTCAATTCAGCGTGTCTGCTGCGCATAACTGGCAAGTACAGACTAAACATGGTAATGCGGTTGAAAAGTTATTTGATAAACTGTTTGAGGATTCGGCCTATAGCCCTATGCATTATGCAGCTATAGAACAATATAGCAAGGTGATGATGCTGCTGGCTGATAGACTTGGCGTGATTAATCCGATAGTGGTGGAGATACACTCATGATAGTAAATGCAAGCCGTAAAATAAGAATATTGAGGCCTGACGGTAGAATTGCCACTAAGCTGGCAACAGTGCTCGACCACATGGATAACGCAGACAATGTAGAACAGGTCGCGGTGATAGGAAATAAGTCCTATCATTTGGCTGATGTTGATACAATAGGTGAATTATGGAGATGCGATGATGAAGTATGATTTAGTAAATGATATGTATGCTTGCCCGATGCAAGCGACTATGCTGGTGGGTGATAGATTTTTAGAAGTCGGCTATATGATTGGTGCTGGTATGCTGGAACTGGCTAATATACAGCCGTGGGACAATAGCTATCGAAAGTACATATATGTGCTTACTGCTTATGAAGAAAACGGCAATTATCCTGATATTTCAGTAGATACGCTGAATGATATTAAAAGGCAATTGCATAGGCATATTACCGATGTAATTAAACATGATGGCACTGACCAGCCATACCCTGATTATATTGAAGATGCTAAGGCATGGAATGAGCCGCGGGGTATTGGCGATATGCTGATAGGTGGAGTCAGACGTAAAGTATTTAGTATTAGATATCATGGAACTGAATGGATATTTAGATTATCCAATGCGGTGGCTACTGCCAATGATGATACAGAACAGCCAATAATAATAGGAGATAAATCAAAATGAATGGTAAAACAGCAAAAGATTATTTGCCGTTGGTGCAGGCGTTGGCTGATGGTAAGACGATACAGATTATGCGTAATGGTAAATGGTCATCATATGAACATGAATATAATGGAGAAGTATTTTTTGATTTACCAGCCGACTGGTATCGCATAAAACCAGAACAAACAATTAGGCCATTTAATGCTGATGAATTGCGCCAGTTGTTTTATGATAATGTGAAATTGCGTAATAAAGAATCTGGTAGTGATTATGCAATAACTGAAATTACTCGTTATACTGATTTAATATTATTAGGTTCAATAATGTACGATGCAAATGAACTACTATCCAATTTCGAAATACCACCGCAACTAGCCAGACCTGATGGCGGTATTTGTGGGGTGGAGGAATGAAAATAGCGGTATCAATAAGTTTATTATTTTTATTATGGGATTGAGTGATGAAAATAATAGCTATTGGCGATAAAAAGGCGGTAGAACTGGAAGATGTTGGTTGGTGCTGGCTTTATGGTAATTATGGGGATGACCAAAGTTTTGATTATTGTCTAAAAGTATGCAATTTGGAGGAATCTTTAATGCTGACTGAAATTTATCAAATACGAAATGGTATAAACCAGCCCGAAAATAAACAGAATGGGATTTTATCAGGAACTTGATAAGATGTGTTGGGCGGATTGCCTTACAGCATAACCGCTTCGCTTATTATGCAGATAGGCAACCAAGTTGCCGGGAGAGTTTTATGACAGCAAGAGAGCAGTTTGAGGATAGATGGGAAAATGAGCAACAAACAAACCCGCAACCTCCGGAAAATAAAGAGCGGGAATACATGATTTTCTTGTGTGGTTGGGAGGACGGAGTTAGGAATTACATTTCCGAAATCTCCCGGCAACGCCCAACGACAAGTTCAAGCTGATTCGCAAGCGAACAGCTTAACTTAATGTTAGATGGATTACCAACCGTGTAACCGCTTTGCTTGTTACACGGATAGTCAACTAAGGGAGATATAATGCGGTTAAGTTTATTTGAATTGAATTTGTGGAATGAAGGTGCTTTTTGGCTAACCTTACTTGAGGTTGAATGGGCCGACCAAGACAGGAGCTTCCTCCATATTGAAAGAAATCAAGGTTGCTGGAAGTTCCAGTTTCTTTGGTTGCAAAATAGATGTTTAGTCATCTAACAACTGCTTCAACCTGACCTGACGGCAGATTAAGCAAATGTTGGATGGACAGCAAAAGGCATAAGCCAAATGTGCTTATCTTGATAATTTGCAAAGGAGAATGAAATGAATGTATTAAGTTTATTTGATGGCATGAGTTGTGGACAAATAGCCTTAAACAGGGCTGGAATAAAATATGACAACTATTTTGCAAGTGAAATAGATAAACCAGCAATAAAAGTAACAATGGCAAACTATCCAGATACAATCCAGCTGGGGAGCGTGCTTGCTGTAAAAGCAAGTGGATTACCAAAGATTGACTTGTTGATTGGCGGCTCACCATGTCAAGGGTTTAGCTTTGCAGGGAAACAATTAAACTTTAATGACCCTAGAAGCAAACTGTTTTTTGAGTTCGTTCGACTACTAAAAGAATGTAAACCAAAGTATTTTATGCTTGAAAATGTCAACATGAAAAAAGAGTTTCAAAATATTATTACAGAGCATTTAGGCGTTGAACCAATTCATATCAACAGCGATATCTTTTCTGCTCAAGATAGAAAACGTTCTTACTGGACAAATATAGAATTTGCTTCTTTACCAAATAACAGTGAATTGACCGTCGAGGATATTTTAGAACCTGAAGTAGACATCAAATACTGCATTGAACCTAAAAGAAGCGTTTTGATTTGTGAGAATGAAATTAAGAAAAGGAAAATAGGATTTATTGGTTCAGATTCACAAGGTAATAGAATTTACTCAATTCACGGTAAGTCAGTTTGTCTTTGTGATGAAGCAGGTGGGCTTGGTGCAAAAACTGGTTTATATGCACTTCCTTGCCTAACACCAGATAGGGCAGAGAAAAGGCAAAACGGAAGGCGGTTTAAACCGCCTCACAGCAAGTTTTATACTTTAACAGCTATAGATAAGCATGGAATTTTAACGAATAATTATATTCGGAAATTGACACCTATTGAGTGTGAAAGATTGCAGACTGTCCCAGAAAAATACACAGAAGGAGTATCTGATAACCAAAGATACAAGATGCTCGGAAACGGATGGACTGTTGATGTGATTGCACACATTTTAAGAGGAATAAAAGAATCCTAACAACCACTCCAACCTGACAAAATCAGGTTAAGCAACTGTTAGATGGATTATTTAGCAGTATAACTGGCAAGTAGTTAAACAGACACGAACAGGAGTAAAAGAATGAAGTTAAATAAATCAGAATTTACACCATTTTTAGCAGCAAAAAATTGGCAACAAAACTGCGGAGACCATAAAAATGTGTGCAAACCCGGAACTTTTAAGGATGGCGATGTGATTTACTGTAGTAATTGCGGGAAATTGGTGGTTATGAAAAATGGGGAGTTTATTTATATATGATAACCAAAAAACAAATCTATGAAATAATCCGTGACGACGTTTGCGGAATGTGTAGAAAAGACATACTTGCTGACTTGGTGGATAGTGTGTGTCGTTTACATCAGGTGCGCTGTCATGAAGCATACAATCGGCAAGCTGAAAAAATAATGGAAGCGATTGAAAAGGATGGCAAATGATGGGTGTTAAGGTTCCGTTTGATGTTACGAGTAAGGGCTGTTTCAAGCCGTTCAGGGATGCGTACTATACGGTGCGGATTCACTGGCCTGATAGACAGCAGGTGGATGGACTGACCATTGCAGTGCTGTCTACACTGGAGCATAAGGACAGGCCATGCGTTGCCCTGGTGTATGGCGAGGATGCTGTTGAGTTGTATGCGGAGCTTAAGTTAAATGCATTTAATGAGGTTGATTACCAGGGTGTGTTGGACAGGGCGGTAACGCAGTATGGCATACCGTCAAGGCCTTTTTAGGAGGTTGATATGTGTAAAAATAGGTTGTTGCTGGCTATTGGTTTGTTGTTGGTTGTTAAGGTGTTGGCTGCTGTGCCGTATGGTGATACGTATGCGCAGACAATGCAGATAATGCAGAGCAATTTTCAGAACAGGATGCGGCAGTGGCCTATTGATGTCAATAATTATCGTAATAATATGAAGATTGCCGCCTGCCGGGATAGCGTGGTGCGCTATTGGTTTGAAGATATTATGCGGGTGGTAACTATTGAGGTTACTGATAAGGTCAGGACTGGTCAATGGGATGCCAAGACTAACGTTATATGGCTGAGACAGGGCGATGATGTTGGTACGTTATTGCATGAGTTGGTGCATGCGTGGCGGTCGTGGTATTCGGTATGGCCGCGGGTGGATGGGCGCTATTATTATGATGTGGATATGGTCTGGAAATGTGTGCTGGATGATAGGCCATTGAATGATGAGGCCGAGGCTGAGTTGGTGCGGGCGTGGCTGCTGAATCGCGGTAGGTTTACGAGCTATGAGCGTGATATTGTCGCGGCCTATGTAGGTACGCTGATGTTTTTGGTGCCGGCCGGTAAGATATGCGCTGATGGGTTTGGCCATGCTTATGATACGAGTTGGGATAGAAAGTCGTTGAATATTTTGTTTGGTATGACCAGGGTTCCGCGCAGCACGCAGTTCTATGGATATGAATATGTGTATTCAGCGTATTTTAATCCATATCAATAGGTATTTAGTGACAGTTATTGACATATCGGAATTGATATGATATTCTGGATATAGTTCAGCTTGTCGTGCCGCCTGATGCATTGTTAATGATAGGGCGGCAGTTAATTAAGAGGTTACAATTCATGGTTTTTAATGGTGAGTCCGCGAATAAAGTGGTCGACGGTATTGCTTTGCTTATTGCTATGGCTGTTGATATTATGCTCGGGTTTGTTTTCTTCTGGGCTATATCAGCAAATGAGATGATGTTGGCGGCGTTGAGCGGGTTGGCGTTCCTGGCGACTACGTTTAAGTGCCGGGCGCTGTGGAAAGGGCACCTGGTCGTGTGGGCTTGCTTCGCTGTAATAACGTTTACGGCCAGTTTGTCGATGGTATTGGCTGAGACTAAGCACCAGACAGTTATTACGTCAAAGCAAGGTGAGCGAAGTGTCGAGGCTTTGAAAAATGATGCGGTATATGCGAGCCGGCAGTTAAAGGTTGACCAGTTCTATGGTCAGTGGCTGGATTTGCAGGAGCAGTATAAGAAAGCAGTTAAGCGCGAGACTATGGACGAATTGAGTAAGCAAATTGCTGAGGCCAGGCGGTGCTGGGACGATGCTGATGCCCTGCTGCAGCAAAGGTACGTTGAAGTTACGACCGGTACGTTAGAACAGAAACTTACTGCCGATGCAATATTTTATGCTATACCGGAAGCGGTGGCGGAGGGAAGGCTGTTTCAGTTGTTCTTTTTTGCGTTCATATTCTTTACGATTGAGGCAACTATATTTTCAATTCTGCGCCCGCGCCGGAAAGATAAGACGATGATTAATGCGCCAATGGTAATAGCAGCGCTGAATAGTGAGGCGTTTAAGGATGAGGCTAAGCCGGCCGAGGCAGCTGCGCCGGCTGTAGTTGAGGAGGTGCAGCCGCCGGTGGTTGAGAATCGATTGGAAAAGGTTGAGCGTATTTACCTGGGGCGGGCGTGGCCGATTGGCAGCGAATATGTGTTGACGCCGGAAGCGGTGGCTGCGAAGTATGGGACGGACTTGAATATTTGCAAACGATTGCATGAGAAGTTGTTTGGTGGTCTGGACTTGGCTGTTTATAGAAGTAAGTGTGTGCCGAATATGAGTCGGGAAAAGTTTTTAAGATTAAGGAGAGAACAAAATGCGCAAAAAACCAGTCAAAGTGATTCAGCAGGTTCGGTGGTGGAATAACAGGGTCAGCAAGAGCGATATGCAAGAGCTTGTGCTTGCACTGTCGCTGCTGGTGGCGGTGATAGTGATAACGGTGGGGGCTTATTATGTACTACGATAAGAAGTTGCTAATGTTTAAGTTGACTGAGGCTACTGAGCTTGGGGTAGAGCAGTTTGATGCGCTGCTTGATACGGCAGATGCGACTGAAAAGATTCAGCTGATGTTGGATTTATCCACGTTTGGATGCAATAAACCGATTGTCGCTGACATGCTTCGTGTTATTGATGTTGGTAATAAGGTTGATTGGGACAGCATTGATACGAATAGTGAGCGCCGTATGAATATAATGTTTCCTCCTGGCTGCGTATGTCGGGTGCTGTTGCAGCATGATAAGCATGACTGCGGTATTGATGACGCAGTGGTGGCTATGGGTTGTCAACCGTATGGGGATAATGGAAAGGTATTTCAACGGTTTTTGCGACCTGACTATACCAGTAGCAGGATGATGTATTTGTATAGCGTGATGCGACCGGCGTATAAGCCGAGTGTCTCTGCGCTGGCTTCGGTATGTGCCGGGCTGCCGGATTCAGTTGATAGCCCGGGATTAATCAAATTGTTGGAAATGTTGGGGGTTGGCTATGGTTCTTAACAAGCGTGGAATATTAAAGGCAGTTAATAAGGGTGAGATACAGATAAGTCCGTTCAATGCTGATAACGTTGGGCCGAATAGTGTGGACGTTACGCTATCGGATGAGGTGTACGCTGTTGTTTATAATCATCGGCGCGAATATGATTCGGCACAATCGGTTAAGTGGATGCGAATGGCGTGGGATGAAAACGATTCTATGTTGTTGCTTCCAGGACGATTGTATTTGGGCAGGACTATGGAGTCGGTCGGTTCTGATAAGTATTTGCCGAAACTTGAAGGTCGGTCGAGTACTGGAAGGCTTGGTATGTTTGTGCATATCACGGCCGGCTCAGGGGATTTAGGTTTTAATGGGACATGGACACTGGAAATTGTTTCGGTGATGCCATTGCGCATATATAGGGGGGTGCGAATAGGGCAGATGCTGTTCCATAAAGTAGCTGGTGCAAAACTGAAAGCGCATGAGCTGTATGACAGTCAGTACCAGGGGCAAAGCGGAGTGCGCCCGAGCGGAATGTGGCGCGAAGTACAACGATTAAGGGAGAGTAAAGTCGATGCATAAGATTTTAATGATGTTGTGGGAATTACCACAGACTGTGTTTGGATGGGTACTGGTTAATCTGTGGGGTGCTGTGGCTATGGATTGGATAGCCGAAGATGGCCGTGTCGTTAAGTTGTGGAGAGCGCATTATGCCCCGAAATGGTTTCCCGGGGTGAGCTTGGGCAGTGCGTATATTATATTTCCGCTTGAGTTCTTTGAGAATATCAGGTGGCGCGTAGTCTATCATGAAATGGGGCACCAGGTTCAATCAAGGCGGCTCGGTTGGTTTTATCTGATTACAGTTGGCGTGGTAAGTGGGTTTTTTAATCTGGTGGCGAGAATGAAGCCGACGAATAAGTTGTATCAATTAATGCTGCGATTTGCTGGTACTAAGAATTGGCGTGAGGGTAGTCCATATTTGCGGAGTATTAATTACTGGTATGCGACGTATTATTTGCGTTGGCCTGAGTCGGAGGCGGATGTCTTGGGGGGTGCGTAATGCGCCTATTGATGTGTGATAAATGCGGCAGAACGCAAATGCAGATTAAGCCGGCAGAGCGCCCAGTGGAAACAATATTGATAGGGTCAATGGGGCCAGGTGGTATGCTGGCTAAGACGTATTATCGGGGTGAGTTATGTATGACTTGCCGGAAAATTATCGGAGAAATGATGCGGGAGGCATATAATGGAACAGACACAGGATTGCCCAATCCAGGAGACAGAATCAACAGCAGCGGAAGCAACGGAAGCACTGCCAAGTCAGAACTTGGAATTGGTTCAACCAGTCAGGCGGGAAGTAAGCAGACAGGCAACGACTACCGGGCTGATTCCGAAGAATCTGACGGAGGTGATGCAGCTGGCTAATATGCTGGCTAACAGTAGCATGGTGCCGGACTGTTATCAGGGTGAACCTGGTAATGTGGTGGCTGCAATACAGATGGGTTCTGAGATGGGAATACCGCCGATGTCAATGCTAAGGCTGAGCTATCCAGTAAATAATCGGATTGGTTTGTACACTGATTTGCTGATGGCTGTTGTTATGGCTCAGGCTAATTATGCAGGACAGACTGTGCTGGTGGAGACTGATGAGGAGTGCCGGATATTGCTACATCGCAGATTGCCTGATGGTTCGGTGTGTGATTACGAGGGGCAGTTTGATGTGAAGCAGGCTAAGGCTTGCGGATTGTGGGGTAAGTCAGGGCCTTGGTCTGGTATTCCAAAGGTTATGCTGAGACATCGGGCGACGGCGTTCGCGGCTCGGCGCGGCTGGCCGGATAAATTGGCTGGGGTGTATACGGTCGAAGAATTGATTTCGATTGATAGCGGTAATGGTGGCGCGACATTGAGAAATGTCACCGAAAATCCGTTGGCTGGAGATTTGAACGGCAGCGTTGAGCAGACGGTGATTGTTGGTGGTATGGTGGACGAGGCTTGGCAGCGCGTACAGGCATTGGCTAAGGAAGCTGGTATCACTGGTAAGGCGTTGACTGATTTGAGACAGCGCTGGAAAGCTGTTAAGAATAATAAGGCTGCCGCGGCTAAGTTGGAAAAATATATCATGGATGAAATTGAAACACGAAAGCTGAAAGTCGTAATTAGTGATTGACATATATGTCACTAAATGGTATGATGGGGTGAGTTAGGGGGCTACTGGAAAATGGCTACTGAAAAGAATCAAGAAAAGGGCGCAAGCGCTTCCGGGTTTCACTTCTACAATTTGTACCAGTGCTGTCCGCGAAAGTTTTATTTGCGGTGGGTGTGTCGAATAGCTGAGAAACAGGTGCCGTTTGCGCTGTTGTTTGGTTCGGCGTTCCATGCGGGTAAGGCTGCGTGGTATGAAAGCGGTGAGGCTAAGACGGCGCTGACTGCCCTGCAGAATGAATTGGTTGACAGTGCATCGAGCTTTGAGAATCGGATGGCTTACGATAAGGCAGTACAACGTGGTGAGATATTGTTGTTGCGTTGGATTAGCAAGTGGGGCGTGTCTGATTTGAAGTTGTTTCAGGTGATTGCTGTTGAGCAGCACATGGATGTGACGCTCGGTAATGGCATGAACTTCACGATTAAGGCAGACACTATCGTTAAGTCTAAGAAAACTAAAGCAATTTATGTGATGGAAACAAAGACCAGTGGATTCAGTAAGCAGTTGACTATGGATGCGCTGCGGTACGGCGACCAGGTTACTGCTTATATTTCGGGGGTCGAGCAGGTCATGGGTGTTCGCCCGGCTGGTGTGGTTGGCGATGTGGCGTATTGGAATAGTATTGCCAAGTCTGAGGATAATATTGATTGCTGCAGGACGGAAGTATTGAAGCGCAGCAAGCGCGACAGTATTGAATTTTTGAATAGTGTCGGTCAGGTATTTGCTGAGATTGGCCAGCGCGTTGAGTATTTGAAGCGCGGGGCTGACCCGGTACAGGTATTTCCGCGTAATACTTATTACTGTTTGAGTTATGGTAAGCCATGCGCCTATGCTGGGGTGTGTCGCACTAAGCTGACGCCGCGTACGGAGGTTCCTATCGGCTTTGTTCGCGATGTGCCAAAGGATTTGTGCAGTCCGGTGGCTGATGATTTGGCAGTAAGGTAATGGGGGTGTGCTATGAAGCGGTAATGGTTGGGTGATGGTCATAGGTTTGGGCGAGCGGGAACTGCAAAGCGGTTCGTATAAAAATAAGCAAGCTAATAGCGGGCAAAAAAAACAAGGACAATAAAATGGCTAATGTAATGATTCCAGGTATCGGTAAAATGACAGGCGTGAATGACTTCCCAACGTTTCCGGCAGGTGATTACACATTTGAGGTTGATTCAGTAACGGTCAAGAATGAGATTGACCAGAATCACATGCTAAAGTTTCGGTTTGATTTGAATATCATTGATTGTGAATCGGTGTCGCACCTGGGCAAGAAGTATGCGCATTTTATCAATATTCCGTTTGTTGGGCATGAGTCTTTCAGCGAGGATTGGCAGTCACGGCAGCAGAACGACCTGGTAGCGATGTGTATTGCTTGCGGTTTGAAGATTGTGGGTGATGCAATTCCAACCCATGAGTTCAAAGGTAAGACGTTGGTTGGTGCAATGGCTGAATATACTTCCAAGAAAGATGGCAAGAAGAAAAACTCTATCAATGCTTGGAAGCCTGATACTGGAGCCAAGGCAGCTGAAAATGCTGACGTAACCAGTGCTGCGTCGGGGGCGTTTGGTAAATGAACGTACACCATGTAGCACTGACTCAGTGTGAGACAGTTGGCTTTCATGGTTCGCGTTGTGTTGAGGTCGTCCTGGGGGGCGGCCTTCAACTTTCAATGCTGGAACTGAGCAACATGATTGCTGACACGATTGTCGAAAACTCACTACATAAACCGATTGTGGTGATTGATTCCCGGGTAGTTGAGATTGGTAAGGATACCGAAGCCGAAACTGCCAGCCTGGTTGGGGTGCTGCGCGCGCAGGGTTTCACGGTGATTGGTTTGATTAATGGTAATGCATATCCGCTTTGGGTATCAATGCTGTCGTATGTAGTGGCCTGGATTACCGACGATAAATGGCTTGGTTATCAAGCGCATGAGCTGCAATATCAGCCGGCGAAAGGTAGTAAGTTGAGTGAACCGTATATTGGTCCGGTGAACTATGGGGCTACGAAAGCACTGGTACTTGACCACCAGAGAAATATGGCTGACATGGTTGATTACTATGCCGGTGCTAAGTTCGATTGGTCGGTACTGTCGGGGCAGCGTATCGTGTATACGGTAGTTCTGGCGAAGGAAAATAAATGAGGTATTTACCGGAAGCGACTCCAGTGGTTGTGCTGCTGGAACAGGAGGCTGACGGTAAGGATACGGCGCATAGGAAATTGCTTGGGTTGATTAGCATGTGTGGGCTTAATGCCAAGGCTATGCGCTTTGAGTTCTGCCGGGCGTGCGACGGAAGTTGGAAAGAGGATGAGATTGAGCCGGCGCTGCTGGAAAGGCTGGTATCGTATCAGGCGTTCGGAGCTAAGGCGATATTGGCTGTGGGTGAGGTGGTTACGAAGCTGCTGGGTATAGCCGGAAATGTGTTGAAAATACGCGGCTCAGTGTACGAATGGAAAGGGTATTATGTGGTGCCGACGTATGACCCTTGGTATTTGATTAGGGGAAATCAGGCGCAGGAACCGACTGCTTGCGCTGATGTAGAGAAGGTTAATCGGATTGGTCGCGCTGGTTGGAAGCCACCAAAAGAACGGTTCACGATGTTCCCGACAATGGTGGAGCTTGAGGATTTGTTTGATAAGCTGGAAAGGCGAAAGGATAAGCCGATACTGGCCTGTGACTTAGAAACTACCAGCTTAAATACGTTTCGAGCTGAGATAATTGTGATGGGTGTGGCCTGGTCAGCTGAGGACGCCGTAAGTATTCCATTGATGCGCCAGGGCGGTAGTAATTACTGGACTAACCTTGGGGATATTCAAGGGATAAGGCAGCTGATACAGAGCTTGTTCGATAGATTTGAAATGGTTTGGCATAATGCGCTGTATGACTTGGCTGTTATGCATAACCTTGGTTATAAGGTGTGGGGAACAAGGCACGACGATACGATGTTAATGCATCATGCGTTTCACCCTGAGCTGCCACATGATTTGGGGTATGTTGGTTCAGTTTATGCTGATACGCCATACTGGAAGGATGCAGTGCTTGGCAATGAAGCCAATATGAAGAACATTCCCGATGAGGAATTGCGCTTGTATAACGCGCGGGACTGTTGTGTTACTTGGCAGATATACGAGCGATTAAAAGTTGATTTGATTAATACAGGAACATGGAATATTTATAACAATATTTCCCGGCGGTTGATTAAACCATGCATAATGATGCATGTAAATGGCATGAAAATGTATGCCAATAGGCTGCCGGCCTGGGTCGATGAGGTGACGCAGAATGTTGAGGAGAATAAGGTAAAGTTTGTTTCGATTACGAATACGCCGGAAGGTTTTAATGCTGCGTCGGCGATGCATTTGAGGTGGCTGTTCTTTGGTCTGGAACCTAAGTCACTCGCTGATAAGCGGACTGAGCTGGCGGTGTATGATAGCACAGGCAAGAATAAGACAACAAAATTGTATCAAGGTTTGCGCGATACGGTGGCGCTGTATGATTTGACAAAGCCGCTGACGAGAGCCAGGGGGAGCTTTGGCAGAACGAAGTCTGGAGAGCCTGAGCTTTCTACCAAGTCGCTGACTAAAATGCGCATGGCGGCCATGAAAGAGGTCAATGACATTGATAAATTGCGCCGGCGTTCGGCGGAGCATGATGATAGGCAGAAAGGATTGCTGCAGTTGGTTCGGGCGATTGACGCTTTATTCGCCTACAAGAAATGGGCGAAATTAAAAAGCACTTACACAAAGTTTTCGACCGAGCTTGACGGCAGGATACATCCACAGTACATGATTCATGGCACCAGGACAGGTAGATTGGCAAGTCGTGGACCAAACTGGCAGAACTTACCGCCGAGTGTTAAGAAATTGTTCGGGCCCAGTAAGGGTAATGTGTTTGTATACCCTGACTTCTCGAATGTGGAGCTGCGCGTGTTGTCGTTTGATTCGGGTGATGTGGTGTTGCAAGATATTTTTGCGTCGGGTTTGAAGGTGCATAACGAGAATGTGAAAATATTGTTTGGTATTGGCCCTGAGCATAAGGATTTTGATATTGCGAAAAGAGCAGCAAAAACTTATATTTTCGGGCGCAATTATGGTGGTGGACTGCGTGGAATATTCGAGCGTGTGAGTATGCAGGTTCCTGAACTTGGCTTGACGTGGGACAGGTTTGTAGAAGCTGATGAGAATTACCGAATGGCACATCCACAGTATGTTGCATGGAGCGATAAGACGCTTGATACGCTGGCGAAAACCCGCACGATTACGACCGCGTACGGAAGAAAGCGCTATTTCCTGGGCGACATCGATGCAATTATGCGCGAAGGTTTGAATACGCCGATTCAGGGTACGGCCGCAGACATATTCAATGAGAGCCTGATAGAAATGCAGGATTGGATTGACGCTAACCCGGGCGCAAGGGCGAAGTTGGTTGGTGCGGTACATGATGCGATTCTGGTTGAATGTCCAGAGGAGCATGGTGTTAAAGTGGCCGAGGTGCTGTCCGGTATTATGGAGAGGCCGCGGGCGCTGTGGGGAAAGCAGGTAAGTTTCCCGGTTGACACTGATATTTGTTTGAAATCTTGGGATGATACGGTAACGTTAAAGGAGTTCCGCGATGGGCGAAAGTGTGAAAGTGGAGGGACTATCGAGGAAGCAGGTGTCGGTGGAGAACGGCATGATTGGGAATGGGGACTGGACGATAGCGAGGAAATCACCGACCAAGGAGAATAACGCGACGTCGTTGGCGCTGGCGCAGGGTAGTAATGGCACAAGCCACAATGCGCCGATAGCCGGCAACGAGTTTGCTGACCCGGATAGATTTTGGAAGGATGACCCATGCGATGATATTTTGCCGACTGAGCGCGGGTTTGTATCGGACATGATTTATTATACCCGGGGGCGAGAAGTAGCTACGCTGTTTATGGTTTGGTCTGCGTTGTTCGCTATTTCATCGGCGGTAAAGCGTGAGGCGTGGATGAAATGGGCTGACGGTAAACTGTTCCCGAATATTTATTGCATGATTGTCGCCCCCGCGGGTGCTGTCAAAAAGAATACGGCCATTGACATTGCGATTAAGTGTTTGGATTACATCGATAATGAAATTGACGACCCGAATATTGCCGGCATGAAAGCAATCAATCCATTTATGTCAAAGGCTACACCAGAGGCATTAGTTACGGCGATGCTGCCGAGCAGCAAGCGGGTTAAGGATTTTGCACTGGTCGACCAGCACGGCCGGCCAATGATAGGTCCAGACGGCAATGTGCTAAAGTATTATGCTGGCAGTGATTTGATTATAGCGCAGCATGAGCTTGGTACGATGGTTGGTAAGCAGTCATATATGGAAGGACTGACGGACATGCTAACTAACTTTTATGATTGTCATGATAGGTGGTCGAATCTTACCCAGGGCAGAGGAAACGAGGAACTGAGTAATTTGTATGTAACGTTCATGGCAGCCACTACTCCGACAGCTGTTAAGGAATCGCTGCCGACTGCTGCTGTCGGTGACGGATTTTTAAGCCGAACCGTGCTGGCATATCAGGCTTTTACGGATAGGGTGTTCGACGAGCCGATTGTGCCGGATGGTGCCCCGGGTATTGACGATTTGCGAAAGCGATTGGCGTGGATTGCGAGTCATACGTTCGGTGAGTGGCGGCTAAGTCCAGAGGCGCGGGCGTATTATAAGATTATGTATCACCGGTTCAAGCACCAGAACGCAGTTGACGGTATGTATCAGGGGCTAAAGAGTCGCCAGGATATTATTATCCGCAAGGTAGCGATGTTGATTCGTTGGCAGCGCTATGAGCGTGACGATAAACTGATTAGTTTGCAGGACGTTATTGACGCTGAGTATATTGTAAAGCGAACGTTTCAGGAATCTGCCCCGATGTACCGGAATATTATTTCAGACCAGCAGAATGACCATGTATTAAAAGCTGAGGAGTATATACGGCGCGTTAAAAAGACAGCGCGCAAGGAAGTCATGCGCCGCGGGCATTGCAATAGTGATGATGTGACTGAGGCTGTTAATCAGCTGGTTGCTGAGGGTAGGGTAAAGGTTTACCTGGACGGCAAAGAGAAGCACCAGGCCGGGCGCAATTCCGATGAAGTTTATGAGTGGCAGGAAGAATCAAAGCCAAGCAAGCAGGATATTGTTTGCACTATCACCGAGTTTAGTAATATCGAGGAGCAGAGTTTTAATTCTGACCACGATTTGATAGCAACTAACGATATGTATGGAGAAGCAGATGGGCTATAAAATTAGTAATCCGAAAGTGCCGGCGCAGCTGCCGGTGGCTGAGCGTCGAGTATCTGAGAATGGGAATCAGATTGGTGCGCCCCTGGGGAGTGTTTGGGAGCTGGAAGCTGATAAGCTGGCCAGGATGTTCCAGCTTCATCGGAGTTATCGCAAGATAGGCAAGATGTTGAAATGTAGTCATGAGACAGTGCGCAGGTTGTTTGCAGTTAAGAATGTGTTCGGCAAGTACCCGCAGCTGTTGGAAACAAAGTGGACTACCCTTAACCTGGATGGAAAGACGAGAGTTCGCGGGGAGTTCGCTAAGTGGATTCTCAGAAATCCTAACGTTAAATTGCCACGCTCCATGCAAGGAATTGCCAAAGTAACTGGCGTGGGTGTGAATATTGTACGCACCTGGTTCTATCGGCGGAGAAAGCTGATACTTGACCAGCTGGAAGCATTACCGGACCTTAAGATGTTGGAGTTGGCGTTTAAGGATATTCATGGGGCTGTAATTGAAACCCGCCAGTGGATGTCCTACCGTTATGTGGTGGATTATTTTACACTGGCGGTAACGATTATTGCCAAGGTGCCAGACGCGCCGGGGGAGACTGTCGCATTTGTTGTACCTGACCGGCAAAAGATGATACAAGCTGTGTCGGACTCCCTCCGGAGATTGTTACCTTGTGACCAGGAAGCTGCACGCTTAAGTCGTTCTGGTTGTCACCGTCAACCGAAGCGCTTAAAATTGAGAGCGCGCCGCGATACCAGTTGTCAAAGCCACCCTTCTGAAAATATTCAGCAGCTTTAGTTCCGTAGTAATATTGCATAGAGCCTGGCAGCAGTTGTGGATAGTTGAATGATGGCTGGTCAGGCATTGCGATATTTGTATTGCCCATCTTTAGGGATGGCTGCGCACGCCATTTAACCGGGGATATTGCTTCTGGTATGTTAAAGCGAATAGTTCCCGGCTGCTTAATGGTTGTGTCACCATAGTGGAGACTGGGCTGCTTCTCGTCGACGATGAATGAATATTTGCGCGCCGCTGAACTACTCAAATCACCACCAGTCATGCCGAGAATACCCTCAGTCATTGCTTCGTACATTGGCCCCACGCCAATAAAGCCTGGCAGGATGGGGGTAAAGTCATTGGTTCGTATTCCGGCACCTTTGAAAGCCGTATACAGTGCAACGTTAGTTAGTACGAAATTGGTGGCGAACGATGCAAACTCGCTTTTGTCTAAATTGCGAAAGGCCTGCATCATGTAGTTTCGGTATCCGGCGGTGTATCCACCGAGCTGCCCGAATAAGCGGCCAATGCCCCCAGAGGTTACAACCATTGGCTTATTCCAGGCCGAGTAGTTAAACATGGTTAGGTCAACGGCAGCTTTGCTGAATTGGTGCATCGGGTCGCGCAGTTCCAAGCTATCGTCGAATAGTGTGCCTGGCTTTATGCGCCGTGCTGCGGCCAACGCTTCTGGTTTAGTTACCTGGTTCCATATATTATCGACCAGCGCCGGCTCATAATTTTGGAACATAGATAATTTGGAATATTTGATGAACGCTTTCTTGCCGGCGTCGTCAGTACCGAACACACCCTTTCCGAGTTTGGATATGGCATCGGTAAAGCGGTTGCTGGCCGCAGTGTAACCAATAAATCTGGTAAGGTCGTCCGCATTTTTGAATAGATATAGGGCCTTATCATTAACTCTGTTGATAACGCTGCCAGCTCCCTCAACATCAAAGAATGAATGTACACCGGTTAGGGTGTCAGAACCGACCAGTCGTTTTACTAATGGCTCAATTTCAGCTTTCGATGCATTAAGGTACCACTGAACTGCCTTATTTGTTGGGGCGTGGCCGAACATCGGAGCGAATAATGAATCAACCTGGAATGTATTGCGCAGGGCCGCGAATGGGCGAAATCCAAGGAATGTTGTGTATGATAATGCCAGGAAGTTGTCGGCCAGTTTGGAACCACGTTCCTGAAACTCAAGCGATTTGTAGTATTCGGGGTCAATGCTGTGGCCTATGCCCGGCACCTTAGCGACTTGTGCCATCATGTTGCCGAACGCGCGATAAGCACCGCGACCAATATCCTTGAATACGCGCTCGCTGCCGCTTTCACCGCGACGACCAGTAATAACTTCTGAGAATCTGGTGAGTAGCGTTTCAAGCTGTGGATTTAGTTTGCCCGCAGAGCCGAGTATCTTGGTGACGTTGTTCAATTCGCGGCGGGGAATGTCCAGCCAGAACTTGCGCAGACCCATTTCGCCGTAGCGCAGAATGGTTGATATGGCGTTACGGTCGTACATCGCGTCGGTCAATTCTGATTTGCGGGATAGCTCGAATGATAGTTCAACCGGTTTAAGCGATAAGTCGTTTGCACTGTCAGCGCGTAGGCTGGTGAATACTTCCTCGCTTGAACGCGCGCGGCGCAGCTTATCGATTGTACCGTTGTTGGCGCTGACGGCATCAACCAGGCGTGGCATGTATTCGTACTGCCATTTATCGTATGGAACTTCAAACTTGGCGTGAAATCCAGTCATACCGGTATCTGTTTTGTTGCCGAGTAGGTTGCGCAAGTCTTGAATTACCTCAGCTTCGCCGCGACGTAGTGGCATGTCCTGGGATATTTTGGCGAGTTCAATATTGTCGCGGGCGCTCATGTGATGATAGATAACCTCAGCGCGGTCGCGGGTCATAGGCTTTCCCTTGACGGTATCGCGTACCCAAACAGCGTCAGCGCCTTTTCCTTCGACGCGGCCTGATACAATGCTCGATACCAGGTTGCGGAACTTAAATACCTCAGCCGATTGCGCCTCAGAAGCTGCGATAATTCGGTTCACTGCTTGCTGTAGTTCGGGGGGAACCAGGCCACCGTTTACCATTTTACCAAAGGCAGCTTTGAACGTTGCCATGTTGTTTGCCCATGTCTGCGATAGTCGGGTGTTACCATCGGGGGTGAAGTCATCGAATGAGTTTAGAATGTCAGTGCTTACCGGATTGAGCTTAGTGTCGAAGCTGTTCCATTTGCGTAAGATGTCTCGTGGAAGCATACCGAGCGTATCAGCCAGTCCAGGAATTGATTCAGTAGCATCAAGGTCGCGTGTTGGATAATTTGCCATGTAGGCGCGGGCATCATCCAGGCTGGCAAAGCTGTGCTTTTGACGGTCAAAGGCGCGGACAACATAACTTCCGCGATTATAGTCCAGTTCTAATCCCTTGGAGTCAGCGATTCGACGGGCACCTTCAAACGTGTGCATGGTGTTCTTAGCAAAGTCGCGGGCTTCATCGATACTGGCGAATGATAAGCTGCTGTTTGTCGCGCTATCCTTTAGTGTTATGCGGTCAGGGTGTTCGATTAATGAAGCTATTCCGCCTTTGGCCTTGATAAGTTCAATGGCCTGGGGGGAGTTGGCGTCGTTAAAACCGCTGAGAAACTTAAGCGCATCTTTGGGGGTCATCTTAATGGTGGCCATATCAGCTGAAATATGAACGCCGTCGTCGGTTGCATTTGTCTCAACAAATTGTGGACGGTACTTGGCCGGCAGCTTGTTGGTGTCCAGGCCGTTCATGATAGCAGCTTCACTGTAACTACCGTATATCATTTTCTTGCCGTCAAGAGTTGTCGCGGTAAGATTGTCACCAGTGCGTTTCAACTTTATGCCGCGCTCAGCCAGGGCATTGGTTACAGTAACTGGCGATAGCATGGCCGGCTTTACTTGTCTCCATATTTCGGATAATGGTCCCGTGATTGTTTGGCCGCCAAGTGTGGTGGAGAATTGACCGTTTCCGAGGTCGCGTAACTCAGCTTTGAGTTCAGTGTCGAGTATGCGCTTCATCATTTCAAAGTTAGCTATGCGTTGCGTTTTGTCTCCGGACTCAAGCACTTTGAAGAATGGGTGAGATATGTCCATTTTGTAGGCATAGGCATTAAGCTGGTCCGGTGATAGGCTGGCGGGAAGTCCATTGGTTCCTTTGAGCTTTAATTTGGAAAGGTCGCTGGTGAGCTGGCGGGTGAACTGCAGCACGGCTTCTGGGCTGCTGAGTTTTGAAGGAACGTATAGGTCAATGCCATCGGTGGTATGTTTCAATTCGACCGAACGACCACCGGTTACTGCATTTTCAAGGGGTGAATAGCGAACGTTGATAGGAATGTCCGAGCGGGCAATGAGTGATTTTACGAATAGTTGAAGCTCATCGGTTCGTAAGTTTCCTGAGAACTTTTGAATGGCATATTGTGCCAGCAAGCTGGGGTTTGCCCCGATGTTGCGGTATGATATTTCGGTATTAATATGCGCAGATATGCCACCAAACATGCTATCCCGGGTAGATACGCCGGCAGGGGCCGCGAGACGCGTACCTTTGGCTGGTATCTTACCTGATGCGTTTACTTCCGGTACCAGTATTTTAATATTGTCCGGGGCAAGCGGAACGTAACCGGCTATTGAGCCGTCAGCTTTGATGAGGCGCACGGTATCTGCCCCGGCTTCCGCAGCCGTACCCAAGCGCAGCGATACGCCAAGCTGTCCTTGGCTTAGATTCCACTGTTCAAGCGGAACATCGACTATTTTGTTGGCAAGTATGACAGCGTTGCCCTCTGAGCCGGCGTTAGTAAATGGTGTAGATATGTCGGAGTAAGTAAATGCCTGCTTTCCAGCGAGTAACCGGGCAGTATTATCTTCGCCGAGAGCAGTGCGAATAGGTATTGGTGTGATGAGGTCGGGGCTTTTTGGGTTGGCCTGGATAGCGGAAAGTTCATCGTAACTTATCCACGGTCTATTGGCTACTTGCAAGTATTTGGTGTCGTCGGCCTTTCCGGATAATTCAGCGGCCAGGCGCGATGGCATAGTTCGAGCAGCTTGCCAGTTAAATAGCCAAAGTCCGTAGCGTTTAGCGTCGTCGGGAATATCTTTGTTGAGCTGCGCTAAGTATGCTGGCATACCATATTTACCGTTTGGGTCAATGTTCATACGGCGTAATAATTCATTGCTGACAATATCGTTGGCATCGGCTAATGTCGGGGCATATTTGTGGGTGAGTTCCGATATATCTTTTCCCGGGTTCAAGTATCCGTAAATGTCATAGCCACCATCATCGGTGCGACCAATGGTAATGTCGCGACTGGTGAGGTGGGTTCCCATGTAGAGCCGGTCCTCGTCAGTCATTTGTGTTGGTAGCTTGTCGCCAATGCTGGCAAGGCGCGCGGAGTAATCGATGTGCGCGCGCTGATAGCTTGATTGTAGATTTATTTGCGTGGGTTCTACGCCTAATGTCTCAGCAAGGTTTTTAGTGGCCTGTGAAAAATCAGCTTGGTCGACCTTACGCGACAATCCTGGAAGCTGAATCGACATTCCTTTTAGTTTGGCAGCAAGCCCAGGCAATATGTGGCGTGTTGCCATGCCGGTTGCTACGTCCAGGGCGACACCAATACCAAAGTTAGTGGCAAAGTTTCCGACCGATGAGTATGGATTAAGCTCGGGGTTTTCGTTGAGTTGCGATAAGGCACTCATAGCCATGTTTCCAATAGTCGCCGATACTGCCGCACCGCCTATAACGTTAGGTAGAATTGTTTCGGCCAGTGTTTTAGCGCCCCAGGTGCGGGCAACGTTAGCCATCTGCATCATCTTAGGCGAGGCGGCTATAACTTCGGTGAGCCCTTTAGCCGCGAGCATCGGCATAGCTATTTCACTGGCAGCACCGCCCAGGGTGCCAAGGCCGGCGACTCCCAGTTTAGCGCCAAGCATGACACCGCCTTTAACGATTGAAGTGGCGGCAGCGCTGAATGGTATCCAGTCGGCCAATGCCATCGTAAAGCCAAGCACTGAGCGCAGGTTCTTAGTTCCGTCATCCATACTGGCGGTTTCACCAAGCGCATCGCGCACATTCATGTACTGCCATATTTTCGCTTCGTCGGGGGTTCCTACGACGCCCACGCCGAGCTGGTCATCGCCTGGTTGCGCCATCATACGGCTGCCGGCAGCGACTATGTTGGTGCCAAGGCCTGAAAAGAATGAGCCATTGTTGGCCATCCAAAGTGCGTTATTCATTGCCCAATATTTGTCGGTGTTGGCGGTGTCGCCGGCATCTACCCCGGCAATCATTTTGTTGAATTGTTCGCTGAGTTGTGGATTTGTCAAGGCTGGCGGGGCGTAGACTGCTGACGTGTATATTTTGCGCAGGTCCGACTCACCGAACTTAGATAGTTCTGGGTCGGCGGCTACTGACTCATTGAATAGCGCAGACCTGACGCTTATTTGGTCTTGATATGATAGTTTAGCGAACTCGGGGTCGCTGGCCATCTGATTATAAGTTGTTGCAAAGTCCATGTGAAAATCCTCCCACATGGACAGTATATAATATTATTCTTACTTAGCAAAGAAATTAGGAGTTAGCCCAACGTTCATAGCGTCAGCCGGCATTGTTCCAAGTTGTGTTGAAGGTTGTGCCGTTATATTACGAGATGCGGTCGGTTGTGCGGTTGGCTGTGGCTGGGTGGCGGTGCGACCTAAATTTCTATTGATATACGCATCTGCAGCTGAACTGAGTTTTGGTGGCGCAGCTTGCGGTGCAGTGCTGGTGGTTCCGATAGGCGCACCAGCATTTGTTTGGGTTGCACCATTGCCAAGTATGCCGTTGTTCATCATTAAAAAGAACTCAGCCATTTGCCCGACGCCGTTAAGCGTTGTGTCAAGCATTTTATTGGCACCCTTTATCTGCGATAACAGCTGAGCTACTTCGGGGTCATTCTCATGCTTTACCATCCAATCTTTTACTGCTACGGGGTCGGCCGCTTTAGTGCCTAATTGTTGGCCTATTATGGTATTGAGCATTTTCGTGGCGTTTTCTAACGTTCCAGTAGCGACTCCGTTCGCACGCGCCATATTGTCAAATATTTTATCGACAACGGCAAGGTTATTCCCACCACCAGCACCGCCAGCAGCGCGTGATGCAGCTAAGTCAATACGTTGCTGTGCTTGCATTGCACGTTGTTGCATGGCAAGTTGCTCTTGCGCCAATCGCGCATTTTTATAAGCTGCTCCGGCGGCCAGGACAGCACCGTCACGGATTGTGCGCCCGGTGGCTGCAAACACTTGGCCTTGTATTTGCGCAATATCTTTGAAAGCTGCATTGGTTATTTCGTTGGCCTTTGCTATTCCTGTGTACTTGGCGGCGATGTTGGGGTCCGACATAAGATTCGGGTCGGCCAATACCTCAGCCCAATTAACGTTTCGACCGTTGATTACGTTATATGTCTTTTCAATTTCCGCGGGTGATACGCCGTATTGCTCCATGTATTGCTTCATGGTTGTACGTTGCGTGGTGCCGGGTATAATAAATGGTTTATTTTTATTGATTTGGAGAATCTGGGCGCCGACCTTATGCATGTTGTTCAAAGCGGTGCTGGTGTCGCTATTCACTTTCTTGGCGTTTGCTTCGGCGCTACTGAGTTGCTTGTTTGCAGCCTCAAGCTGAGTGTATAGGGCAGCACGTTCAGCCGGCGGCGCAAACTCAAGGTCAGCTTTAATTTTTTCAATGGCTATATTGGCACTTGTCACTGCTGCCTGGGCGTCGTCGCGGGCGTTGACTGCGCTAAGCATTTCCTCCGGGCTTGCACCAGAGGCGGTGTCGGTTGCTTTTGACATATCAATCCATTTTGAGAAGTCATACCGGCGCGCTTGCTGCGGTTCTGTTGCCGGCGGCTGTTTGGCTGCTGGCGATTCCTGGGGCTTGTTAGCTGCTATGGCAGCAGCGGCGACTGTGTTTGGGGCATAAATGGTGTCGAGCTTTTCACCATATTTGCCAGTGACTGTCATGGTGTGGGCAAGAGCTGAACGAATACCGCGAACACCAGCGATAACCTGGAGCTTTTGTTCTTGTGTTGGGTTGGTGCCAAGCGCATTAATATCGCGCATCATCATACCGCTGTCAGTTATGTCTTTGTAAAGCGCATCGACATCGGCGGGTTTTTGATTAGCTAAAGCAGCTGATTCTGCCATGAGTGGCGAATTGAATACCTTTGTTATGGTTGACTGCTGCATCTTACCGGATGAGTTTGGTTCCAGGGTAGCCATATATGCAGCTGGAACATTTGCGTATGCCTTACGCAAATCAGCTTCGGTGCGTGGTACAACTTTTCCGTCGCGTGTAACAGCGCCAAGTGGGTAGGTAGTGTTGGGTGGTATGAATCCTGGGGCGGCGCTCTGCACCACGGGGGTGACATTCGCGTCTACATTAGCATTTAATCCCGGGACGGCCTGGGATACAGTGCGCACGACATTGCCATATTTGTCGACGTTTGCCTGTGACTGTTGCGTCATGTTGGCGGCAGCTGTTCCAGCCTGAGCCATCTCAGCTTGTGCCCTGGTCATAGCCCCGCCGACCGCAGCAGTAGACCGAGACTGTACCGCGTTGGTGATTTCTGCGGGTGCTGTGGGCTGTGCCTGGGGTTGGCCCGGGGCTTGCTGTGCTGCGGTATTGGTCGGTGCTGCAGCTGCTTCGGCGTTGTGGCCTTTATATAATAATGCCAGAACATCGGCGTCAGATAACGCAGCTACTTCTTCTGGGTCAATTCCTTGGCTGTTGGCAAAAGCTACAAAGTCTGGTGATTTTTTTGCTTCTTGTGCTATGAGTGAATCGACAGAGGTTAGCTCAAGCCCGCGAGCGCGATTGACGTTTGCAATCTGTAACATTTTCTTTGGGTCTTGCATTGCCATGAAGCGAATACGCTCACCTTCAAGTTCTCCGGGGGTGAGTCCACGATTACCATAACGCCGTATTAAATCCTGATTCCAGGCTTCAAGCAGCGCGCGGTCGCCCGCATGCTCCGCGGGAGTCATAATTCCTTGCGCAGCGGCAGCTGTTGCACGGTCAGTACCAAACTCGGTGCCTGACATATCAGCCGATGCCAACGTGTTATCGATGTCAGCAAAGCTCTTACCGGTTATCGCTTTAAGCGCGTCAACGGTGGTGACATTTCCCGGGTTGGCGATTGGCCCTATTCCAAGTAAGGGAGCAACAAAATCCTCTATTGTGTGGTCACTGTCGGGGGTGAAGCTGCCAGTTATCTTGCGGTTTTGGATATTCGTCCAGGCTTTCATAGCTTCCGGGTCGCCGGCGATGGCTAAACCTATGTCGCCGTTATAGTGGTCTTTGGCAATCTGGTTTATGAAGTTGTTGTAACCTTCAATTTTCTGATTGTCATTCTTGTCCTTCATGTCCTGTAGGCGCGGGGCAATGGAACTGAGTGCATCCAACAGTCCGGGGGCTGAACGAATAAGGTCGCCGGTTATGCTGGCATTACGCTGCATTGCTGCTATGGCCATTGAACGGTCTGGTTGAATTACCTGTGGTTGTATTACGGTTGCCATCTATAACTCCTTACGATTGGTAAAAACCAAAGCGATTGTTCGGGGCGAATGTATTCTTTTTGGGAAGCAGCTGCGGTGTTGCGCCAGCTACCACCGGAACTAACTTTGTCTCGATGGGTGCGGTTTGTACTGGTGCCATGCCGGAACCAGGTGCGCCAGCCTTTGCGTTTGCCGATGGTGCTGGTGGGGTTGTTGCAGGCGGTGCCTTAAATTGGTCTGCTGCCGACAGGGCTGCGTTACCAATATCAGTCGCGCCCATAAGAGCCTCGCCTGGACTTCGATTAGCGATGCCAGAAGCAATTCCAGCAGTACCGGCGGCAGCACCATCAGCAGCAGCAAGGCCGGCACCGATTGCCGTCGTGACTGGTACCGATGCTCCGAACGTTATGGGGGCAAGTATTGCACCGACTATGCCATTCAATAGGCTCAATCCACCTGTTACCGCTCCGGCTGTTCCGGCAACTTTACTGACTTCACCGGCTGCTTTTTTACCGGCGTCAGCTGAGTTGGCGTGTTGCGGTCGGATATAATTTGATTGCGTTGGTTGTATCATAATAACCTCATGCCGACCCGGTGTATGCTGCGCGCTTATCAGCTTCACTCATACCGGGGGTAATGGTGGGGGCTGCGATAGCAGTCATGTTGCTGAGTCCAGCGTTCATGGTACTGTTCCACATATTCGCGCGTTGAGCATTGAACTCATTCCCCATTTGCGCGTTTGTCAAATTAGCTTGCTGACGATTGCCGGCATTGAATTGCTGACCAGCAAAATCAGCCTGCGCCATTTGCTGTTGTGCTGCATAAAATGGGTTTGCAGCACCCTCAGCTGCAGCTGCCTGGGCTGCACCGGATTGCGCTGCACCGGCGCTACCAAACTGGTCGCCAATACCACGAACGTTAGCCAATGCCTGAACACCGGCCATCTTCATAGCCATTGGATTATACTTGGCTTGATAGGCAGCCAAGTCCATCTGCTCGGCTTGAGCCTGCTGCGGCCGTCCCATCATAGCAATAGCTTGGTTAGCTGTGTTGCGGAATTGCTGCATAGCATTACTGTTGGTAAAGTCTATCATCGTATAATCTTCTGGCTTGGCTTTTACGGCTATGTTTGGAGTATCGAAATACGCACTATTCTTGTTGTCTAACGCCGCTTTTGCTTGTTTCTCAGAATCACTGGCCATATTAAACTCCTTGTGTTCTGGTTGATTGCTCAGGCCCAGCTTGGGTCGCATCAATCACCAGCTCTGTTATTGTATATGAAGGTACTGCTGAATAGCTTATCAGGCGTAAGCGTAAATGGCTACCAGTCATCCTGAAATTAGTATATCCCTCGGTCTTGCCGGCGTAAACTACTAAGTCGTCGCACATACGCCA